TATCACGCTGAAGTTCTTGCAGCCCCCGTATTGACTCAGTCATAGCGGCGTCTTGATCTCCTCTACGAACAGAGAGACGAGCGAGTATTCGCCATCGTCGCCTGAAAAAACTTTTTCCGCCGATCTGATGGGGTACTCCTTATCGCCCACCACCAGAACGTCTCCCGCCTCTATGTCTGGCGATCCCTGCACAGCAGTCCAGAAAACCATCCCCATTGCCGCCGCATACATCATGGCGACCTCTGGTTGCACTCCTTGCAGGGGTAGGCATTTCAAACCAGACAACCCATTACCTACCCCACCACGCTGCCCATCCTCTGACGCTGGCGGCTTCTTCGTAGAAGCCGAAACGGTCGCCAAGTAAGTGAATGACGGGCTGGAAGCCAAGAACTTTAGTGACGGGTTGCTCACTTTAACCTCAGCCGGGCAGACAGGTCTCCAACCGCCTCGAAAAGACCGCCAGCAGCGGTCACAGCCTGGGCTACCGTGCCACAATTCAGTAGAACGCGGACGGCCCGGGATCCGGCCTTACCCGCTGGCCCAAGAGTAACGCGGCGGTCAACCGTTGGGGTGCGTGCGCCAATGACTACCTCCGCCCCCGCGTCGATGAATGCTTGGGGGAAAGCCGTCGAGAGGCCGAAACATCCCTCAAGGATTACGACCTGCCCACCGGTAGCAAAAATACCACCCATATCCTTGATGCGATTAGACGACAAGGCCGGTATTCTATCGTCTCCAACCAGCACGTCCTCTACGCCTTCCATGCCGTGAAGGGCAACGTACACCAGTGACGCGGCGTCCATTTTCCAGTATGGGAATGAGGCAGAGTTCAGCGGTGGACAGGTCAGTGGGCGGACCATCACGCCAGCCCTCCACAGCCCCAACCAGTTGTTAAAGGCCCACGACTTGCAGCAGTAGAGGAGCACGGTCGGCCTCATTCGACTCCCAGGTCTTGAATGTAGTCGTGGAATACGCTTCCGGCGGTGATATTTCCGGCCAGGTATTTTCCAAGAGACCGGCGTAGCGCCTCAGCCCGCGACGCCATCCTATCCCCGATCTGCCCCAGGCTTTGCCGGTGGGCGCTGGCACTGATGTCGACAAGGACGTTCCTCCCCATGCAACTCTCTATCGTTCGCAGTTCTACCAGGTCCAGGAAGTCGTCAAGTTTGGCGGACGATACTGTTGCAACGTCGGCGTCCGTCACGTTGCTGATGTCCCCAACCGTCCCGCCGGCAGTGCGGACCGCCCACCCGATAGGGCTGTTCAAGTCGGAGTTGCTTCCGGCGTATGTGACGGCCATGCCGACAGCCGACATGAAGCCGGAAAGCCTGCTGACGGTCTCTTGTTCTGCTTCTGCCCGTGTCGCCATTCCCTGTTCCTGTTCCTCGTCCCCCGGTCTCGCTGAGGAAACCGAGGGACGTAATCAAAGCGCGGTGGTTACTGGTTCGCGCTGCCGGACAATTTTCTCCACTCGCCCATAATGCCCATGTAGCAGATAACGTCGTATGGGCCAAGCGTTTCCGGGTTTCCTGTCAGGTTTCTGACGCTTCCGCCGCCGGACTGGGCAACCTGGATCGAAATGCTGGCGGTTGTCGAGCTTCCGGTCAAGCACATGTACTCGGCGAAAAGAAATGGGTTGGAGTTCGGGTAAAAGAGCGTCACATTTTGAGGGGATGCGGCGTGCAGGTGAGCAACGGAGAAATTCGCTGATGGCGTGATGATGGTCGATCCGGTGAGCGTGTAAAAGTCCATCCCCCAAACACTCTGCCCGAGGGTCGTCACGTTCCGCGTCAGGTACAAACCGCCCGAACCGATTTGCAGGCTACAGTCCCCGCCCACGCACAGGTTCAGGTAGTTGCTCGTCTCGCTACAGATACCGGTGTCCGCGTCGCCGGCCATTTGCAGCGGCAAGTTTCCTCCCGCGCAACTGTTCGCCGCCTTCAAAACGACCCGGCTGGTTGCTGTGACGACCTGCCCGCTGATGCTTCCATCCGCGTAAATATCTCCGGCGGCCCACAGGTCTCCACCGTTCAGAGTCGGAGGCATTCCTACGCCTACGGCCAGGTTGTCGCGGGCGTACACCGTCCCGGTAGCCGTGCCCGCCGAAACGATGACGCTGTTTCCGGTCAGAGGGTTGACGGTGTTGACACGGAGCGTCCCGGTCACGTTCGCGCCGTCGTCAAACGTGGCGGTCGTGCTGGTACGAAACTCGCCAGCCTCCACGTAACCGCCGATGATTTCCTCCGCCTCGATGCGCAGCGCGCTGGTTTTCGTAACGTACTCGATTGTGTCAATGGTCGCGGTCGTCGCGTGCAGGCTGGTGAAATCGCCGACCTGAGCCTGGACGTTGCCCAGGTTGACGCTCGAACCGGATTCCGTCGTGAACACGCCGCCGCTCTTGATGGTCAGGACGCCGCCGTCCTGGATGACCGTTTCGCCATAAAGGTCGCTGGCGTTGAAAACCTTGATCGTCCTGGTTTGCAGGTTGTCAAACCGCTGCACTCCGCCTCCCTGGACGATGGGCTGGTTAACGGTGTTGAAAAGGGCGACAACGGATAAGGTAACGGCCAGGGCGATGCCAACCACCTCAGCGATCCTGCCGATCAGTTTCCAGTTCCAGTTTTTCACGTCTCCTCCTTTTGGCGGGCGGGGACTGCTTGCAATCCCCGCCCACTATTTACTCGGTGTACCCGGCGGGGATGTCGTAGGTCCCGGAAGCCTTGAACTGCATCACCACGCCGTTCAAGCGCATTCGCGTACCGATCCCGAACCGGTGCGAGTATACCGCGTTCCGCAACGGGTACGCTGTGTTGTTCGCTACCAGGGTCAGTGCGGACGGTAGGCCGGTCTCTACCGGGTCAACGCGCCTCTTGAGGGGCTGATCCTCTGCCCCATGCACGGTGATCCAGTAATCGTCGGGCAGGTACCGCCACTCGACGGCCCACGCCCCGCCGACACGCCCATGAATCTTGGCAGTGGATGGGATGTTGCGGGGGAATCCCGCAGGAAGCGGCACGGCTGTTTGCGTCCCCGGCTGGACAAAGCGGTCGGAAACTTCGTCAAAGTCCTTGAGATCGCGGACGTACTTTACCGCGTTGTGGGGCATAAAGACGATGATGTCCGAACCGCCCGTAGGGGACCCAAAGTGGTGCTCCAACTCGTCAACGATTGTGGGGAACGGGTTGTTGGTGTCGTCAATGTCGGAGGTGACGAATCCGCTAACCATGTAGTGATCGTGTCCGGTAAGGTCCACGAACTGCCCCATGATGGGCGGGTAGGTGTCCGCGTCGCCGTCGGCCAGGGATTTGATCGTCAAGTCCTCGCTCTGAATTGAGTCGTGGAACGTGCGCCCGCCTTTGTGCAGCAGGGCGTATAGAATCTCGTACCGGACCGTCTCGGCGTCCATCGAGATGACGGTGCGGACGTGGCGGTCGAGTTCTTCCATAGTCATGTACCCTTCCGCAACCCGGTCGAGGCCGTATTTCGCCCCAAAGTCCTCCAGGGGGTACTGGACGTTGTACCCTCCGTGCGCTTTCACGTCGCCCGGCTCGCTCTTTGGGCCGAGACGTTGCAGGCGTCCGCTTCCGGGCAGCTTCATGACCTCGCTCCACATCGTCGTGGGCGCGGGATTGACGAACGCGCTGACCTGACCCGCTACGTCTGCCTCGACCATTGCATAGTAGCGATTGACCGCATCGTACACGCGATCCTCCCCGATCCTTCCGACGTAGATAGAGGCGTCGGTTGCCTCATTCAGTCCGAGCATGCCATAGATTACGCTCATGTCACACCACCTGTACCAGTTTCAGAGCTTTGGTCGGTTTCCCGTCCGCGATGCTCCGGTCGCTGAGGCCGATGACATGCCCCACGATGACCTCAGTCCCACCCACACCTGGGGGAGCGTCGGCAATGCGGCCCGGCGTCATGCTCAGGTAGACCCGCGCGCCATAGTCAAGGCCCGACAGGTCGAAGCCACCGTCAACGATCCCCGGGGCCACATAGTCAACGGCCTGGTTTTCGAGGGTAGAGTTCAGCGCCATGCCGACGGAGTCGTACAGCCCGTTGGTGGTCGTGGCGTCCGCCAGAACGAGCTTTCCGCTTGTCCCGTCGAAGGCCACGAAATATCCCTGGGTGATTTCACCACCCGCCAGCCCCGAGAAAATGTCCTGGCGCTTGTCAGACCATGCGCCTACTTTTTCCGGGGTAACGTCAATGTCTGCCATCTGTTACTCCTTTTACATCCTGACGCCGGTTGGCTGGCTGCCAGTCGTTGCCCCGGCGGGAATCGGTCTCCCGTTTACACCACCGGTTGACGTGCCTGGGCCGGCCTCCGGCTTGACCAGGTGCTTGTTGTCCTTCACCAGATCCTGCACAGCCTCCAGCGCCCCCGTCACTTCCCCGGTTTCTGGGTCGTGGGAGCACGCGCTGATGACCTCTGGCCGGTATGCGTCGCGCCAACTGTGCATCTTGCACTTGTCGGCGGCTTCCCGGATAGCGGCCTGGATAGCAGCCTCCACCACCCGCTGACGATGCTCCTCGATCTGCGCTTGCAGGGCGGTGATCTGCTCGGCTTGCTTCTCCGAAAGCTCTTTGAACGCCTGCTGATCCTTGAGGCGCTGCTCTTCGGCGGCGGCCTCTTTCTTGGCGAGGGCGTCCTGTTGATCCTGCTCCCACTTGGCCCGCGCACGCTTCAGCCGGTCTGCCAACACCCGGTCAAAGGTTTCTTGCTGCTCTGGTGAAAACGTCACGCCGGTCGTTGGTTTTTCCTGCCCGCCGTCGGTGGCGTCTACCGTTTCCTCTACCGGCTCTTGCACCTGATCTGCCGCTTTCGCGGTTTCATCTGCCATCTTGCTTTACCTCCCCGTGAATTTTTCCGCCCCGTCGGGCGTGTATAACTTCTGCTGGCGTACCAGCAAACAGAACGGGGCCGCACTCTCCTCTCAGAGAATGCGGCCCCGTGTGTCTCCGTTCCAGAGGCCCGCCCGCTGTTGGCGGGTGTGCTATTCAGTTAAGTGGGGCGGTCTGGTGGTGGACGCCACCTCCGGCGGCCTTTTTCATCCGCTGTGCTCCGTTACACTATCGCCGCCCCTTGTCGGCCCCATTAAAAACCTATGGTGGTATGGCGTGGTTAAGTGGAGTCGAACCACTTATCTCCTATCCGAACCTAATCAATAGGTGCCACAACCGTTAGACCTTAATCCCATCGTGCTTAGTGGAATGGGTGGGACTCGAACCCACATCTACCGGGTGCAAACCGGTTGCTCTCCCTTTGAGCTACCGCCCCTTGCCTTTATACCCTCTACCAAATTTTGTTATATCAATTATTTCCTGCCCTCATTGCGTCTGTCGGTCTCACGCTTTGCTCCTTTTCCTCCCCTCGACCGGACCCGCTCCCAACTCTGCCCAGGCCCACCCGTCGGCGCTTCGTATCACTGCCAGCAAGTGGACGCCGGGGGCAAGAGCCTGCAACCGCCTGGCAATGGCTACAATGTCGGGCGAAAGGTCGCTCGGTACTGGTATTGTATCATGACTTGCGACCGTTGTCAATAGGGAATTTGTGACGGTCATGGTGTTCCCCCCGCAAGGATGACGGTATCTGTAACTTTCATGATCCCCCTCCTGACCCACTGATAGTCCGTCGAATCTGCCCAAGCCGCGCCCGCATCTTGCGCACGGAGTCCGAGTCGTCTTTCCTCAGCTTGGCGTCCGGCGCAGCCCCTTCCCTCAGAAGCGAGGCGACAATCTGCGCCTCCTCAGCACGCAACACCCCCCGCTTGTCCAACTCTGCGCGAGACTGCGCGAGCAACTTGTCCGTCAAGTCGTCGGCAATGAAATCTACCGGAACAGCAACGCCAGAAGTCCGGCAATACCAGTGGAACGGCGGCCAGGGCATGCTATCGGCGAAACGCGGCTCACCGGTCAACAGGAAGTCCGCCTCGATGGGAACGGTCTGACCATTCACCTTCAGGCAACAGTCGGTAGTCCTGTTATCAACCGAAGCCACTGCCTGCTTGTACCACTCCTGCCCCGTTCCCGCTGTAGAGGCCAACATGCTGGCGGTGAAAGCAAGCCCCGCGATCTCGGCGATCCAGAACGCCACACCTGGAAGCAGGGGGGCGGGCTGCAAGACGCCGAGCGTAGATTCTCCATCGCCGAGAATACTGTCCCCTGCCCCCCAACCGGCCAGGGCCAGGGTAGCGTCAACAGACGCTGCTTGCTCGGCAACCCTTGCCATGATCGCTGCTTGGGCAGGAGCGACCTGTAAAGACTGGGACCGGAAAGGAAGTCCCCACACCCCGGTCTCGGCCTCGGCCTGGGAAATCCCAAGAGCGGCGGAACTGTTGAGAGATTCCACAACCGCGCTCGACACCGCCCCCTGTAGGGTGCGCATCACTTCGGCTGCGGACTGCCTTCTGGTAATGGGTGGCTTCCGCAAAGCCTGGCGCATTGCGGCGCGGGCAGTCCTGTACGCGGCAGGAATGTCCCCCCGGACGTGGCCGGCTACCCCTACCTGCGCGAATATGCGGGCTAGGCCAGCGGTTGTCCGGCGAGAGGCCCGCACGGAGTTTGCGCGGGAACTGGTAGCCACCTACTCCTCCCCCCGCTCTGATTCCTCGCCCTGCTCAACAAGCTCCTCCCGTGGCGTCACCCCAAGAGTGCGGCGGGCCAAATCGAGCGCAGCGCGCCGACCTTCCGCCTCCTCCCCGGCGACAGCCCGCGCTATACGCTCCTCGTCCCACCCCGCCTCTTCCAAGTAGAACTGCGCGGACGTTCCAAACTTTATCGCCTCTTGACCAGCCTTCCAAAACAAGCTGTCGATCTCAGCCTGTTCAGCGGGTTCAACCTCGAATACCGGGCGGTCTCCGATCTCGTGGCTCAATTCCCCGCGTCCGAAACTACCCAAGTCGTACCCCTCGAAACCGACGTAACTCCTGTACCCGCCGATTGCGACGGCCATCTGTTGGGCGCTGACGAGAACCTTGTCAACACCTGCCCGGACTGCCTTGACCCTTGATTCGGCAGGCTGGCGGGCCACGAGCATGGCCTGCCCGCTGATAGTCCCCAACAGGCGCAGCCTGTCATAACCCAACTCAGGAAAATCGTCCTCAAGGCCCTCGGTCAATTTTTCGACGTGGGCAAGAGCGGCGGCAATGTCGAGGGGAAACATGAGCGGTATGGCCGTCGCCCCATCCGGGGCATAGATAGTGGAAAAGGCCTCGCGCGCCCGCTGTGGGTTTTTACCATCGGAGGATAATGGCTTTTTCAGAACAAGCTCATCCTCGCCGCTAACTCCCGTAAACATCCATGTCTGCTGGACTATGTTTTGCACCTGGTCACTCAACAAGGAAGCCTGCGAGTCAACCTCCCTGAATTTTGCCAGCGATTCGTGAAACACGGACCATCCCCACGGCCCCCCAACTTCGGTAAAGTGCCCCAACACCAGAGGGATAAACCCGTACCGCTCCTGCCACTCTGCCCCAACGTCCTCCCCCTGTGGCGCGTCCGGCCACTTGTATGGGCTGTCGTCCTTGAACGTCCGAAAGAAAACCGTGTCGCCGTCCCCGCGCTCCATCGTCTCCTTGTAAACGGCGGTTCTGTTTGGGTCGGTCGGGTCGTCGCGGACCTCGCGGATGTCTGCGAACTTGACGAACCCCCGGCGGTCCAGACGAACGTCGTGCAGTAAGGCGGGGTGCATGACCTCCAAATAGACCTGCCCCCGCGCCACGTCGTCCCTCACCCGAATGGCGCAGTCGCCGAGGGCGGAAACGAGCATGGAGAATTGGTCTTTCTTCACCCCCCAGTTTGACCACTCCCACACCTGAGCAATCGCCGGTCGCAAGGTGTCCTTTGCCCCATCCCCGAGAACGATTGGCAGGGCGGACGGCTTGCCGGACCCGTCACCAGCATCGGGGTCGAGGGGGCCGCCCCACAGGTGGTCCCTGTAGAAGTGAACCAGGCGCGCGGCGGGGTTTTTGATTGGGCGGGCAAACTTGTACAGCCCGTATTGTCCCAAGTAGGTGCGCATAGCAGCCCACATGTCTTTGTCGTATGCCGTCCCCTCCAACAGCCCCCACAAAACCGCGTAGCGGCCAGCGCGACCATCCGGGCTATCGAAGTCCAGCGGGTCTGACGTGTTCGCCGTCGCCATCATCGTCTTGCGGAACGCCGATGCTCCTGCCATCGCAGCGGCGTATAGTTTCCCTGCTAACCCCATTAGTCCTCCTCTCTCCTATCCAGCGGAGAATTACCAACCGTGATCTTCCCTCTCGTCTTTCCCCGTAGCGCCTCAACCGCCCACACGAAAGAATCCAATCTGTTGGGCGACGGGTACCCGGGCTGCCACTGGCAAAGCTCGTCCTCCAGCCGGGGAAACGACCCCACGAAATGGACGCGGCCCTGCTGAGTAAGCGCCGCCGCTGGCTCCGCCCGCGCTGCTTTTCCCAGGCTGGCGTGAACGATCTGCACCGGGATGTCGGGGTCTATGGTGTGGATCGTCCCCCGCACCATGTCCCCGCCATAGTTCCCCTCAGCGACCGCGAAGTTAGCTCCCCAGGCGTGGTATGTAGTCGCTACCACCCTCCCCCACTCGTCCGAGCTACCCGCCAGGGAGTTGTCGGCCAAGACGAAATAGTGGGGGACGCTGCCGGCGGAAATTCCAACCGCCGTTATACCGCACTCTGTCTCGCTTCCCCCCGGCGGATCTACCGCTGCGACGATGCGCACCAGGTCACGGTCTGGCTGCACCATCCTGGCGTCCTCGATCCACTGGCGGTGGAATAGGGCGTTTGGATTCTCGTCAACATCCTCGGCGAGAATCTCCTGCCTATAGGCAACCTCGGTCATGTCCTCTGATATTTCCGCCAGAGCTACACTCGACAAGGTGGGGTTATCGTGGCTCGTGAACGTGAAAGCAGCCCACCTTCCCCCATCCGCCTTACTCTCTGCCTTTTTGTATAGCTTGGAGGCGTGCCGGGGGTCTTTCGACCTGCTCTTTGCTGCCACTGTCCGCAAGCTCGGTGGCGTGTAAATGAACCATGCAACTCCATCCGTGTCCGTGAGCATCGGAGCGCCGACCTCATTCCATGCGCTCTCGTGCATCAACTGAAACTCGTCCAGTATCAGAAAGTCGGCCCAGTCTCCCCGCAGGGTATCCGCGTCCCATGCGGTGAGAGCCGTTATAGCCTGATCCGTGTCCGGCAAGAAGATAACCTTGTCCGGTGATTCGTTCTTGCAGAACACCCCATTCTTGATAGGAACTTTGAGGGCGCGGCAGACCTCCCGCCAGAACTTTTTAACCTGCCTCCTCGTCGGGGCGGCGTAAGTGACACGCCCTCCGCGAACGAAAACCTTAACCGCTCTGCGGGCCGCCATAGTCGTCTTTCCAAACCGGCGACCGGCGCGAATGATTATCCGCTTCGCTGTTGAATCCTCAATCAGCTTCTGCGCCGGTGTCGGTGTCCTCAACACTATCAGGTGATCGTGCTGAATCGTTTGCATTTTCCTCGACAATTATGAGTCGGTGGACGTGCTCGACCTGTCCTCCCACGCCAACACTTAGAGGGACCTTGCCGTAGGCCGTTTCAATGAACGGAATTTGCCGCTTTGGATCGTGCGCCCAACTGCGCAGAATCGCCTCGCCGACCGTCAGGATGTGCTCGCGCTCATCGACCTCGCCGTTCACGAGTACAAGCGTCTTGATGGTAAGCGGACCTTTCGTCTTGGGGTCAATGGCAATCTCACAGGCCACACCCTGCGCCAGCTTGCGCAGGGCGTCAAAAGACTTTGGGCGACCTCCCCGGTTGATTCGGGCGTCCCCCTTCTCGAATTGCCCCTTGCGCTTTGGCTTTGTACTGTTTTCGACTGTATTACTGTCGGCCATTTCAATCCTCAGCTCCTACCCGCTCAATCGTCAAGTCCGGGAAGGCCGTCGCCATGCGCTCTAGCGTGACGGCGCAGTATTTCGGCAAGAGTTCTATGCCCAGTCCGCGCCGGTTGTTCTTGTGCGCTGCAACGATGGTTGTGCCGCTTCCTGAAAACGGGTCACACCAGGAGTCACCAGGGTCAGAGTAGGCGCGGATGAAAAAGTCTGGAAGGGAGACGGGGAAAGCGGCGGAATGTCCTGTTGCACTGCTATTTCCTGTCTCTATCACATTATCTGGAAAAGACATTCCGCGTATTTGTTTTAATGCGACCTTGCTATGACCATCAATTGCAGTTATAGGGGACCCGCCACGCCCCTTTACACAATAGTCTGATATATACGATACATTATGCGGCCTAAACTTGGTTGAAATCCTTATTGACTGTCTCCACTTAAATAAATCATCAAATTCCATCAAAAATGCCTGCCCACCTGCGCATTCTTTAATTTTATTATAGTGACTCTCTGTTGGTATCTGAAATTGTGATTCTGTAAACCAATGACCAAACATACCAACGCCACACATTTCTATAATATCTTGTGGTCCCCACCCAACTTTATTTACCTCTCCCAGCATATACTCATAAATAGGTCTCCACCATTCAGGTGGTTCTATTGAAAAATGATACACTGGTTCAAATCCATCCTTAAACCTATTTTCCCACTCCCCAGGTACTCCCGGATTTTTCCAACACAATTCATCTACGAACCTCCATCCCCACTCCCTCGCCATTGCCAACACCAGGTCAAAGACGTAAAGCACGCGCTGCCCGTTTTCGCAATGCGGCTTGATATTCACGAAAAAGCTACCATCGGCTGCCAGGTTTCCCCTCACGCAACTCTGCACCGCGTTCCACCACTCGACGTACTTTTCCACAGGGACGCCGCCATACTGCTCCTTGCGCTGCTCGGCATAGGGTGGACTGGTAAACACACCGTTCACCTTCCCCACGCCGGCCACACCGAGCAACCGCTCCCAGGTCTCTTGCTCCCTGCAATCTCCACATATAAGGACGTGCTCCCCGATGCGCCACAGGTCGCCGACCCGCACCGCCCACTTTTCTTGCAACTCCTCAGCGCGGTCAACAGGCGCATCGTCATCCGCGCCCGTCTCGCTCCCATCCTCACCTTGTCCCTCAGCGGCCAGCAACGCCCCCAGGTTCGCCGCGTCGTTATTCCACGCGGTCAACTGCTCGGCGTCCAATCCCCATTCCTGCAACTGCTCGGCGTCCCACCCGGCCAGAGCGTCCCAATTCCAGAACCCGGCGTCGGTATTGGCGACGATGTTAGCCCGCTGGCAAGTGCCCGCGTCCCACCGCACTTGGCGGTAGGGGATGCTCCCGCCAGGCCAGGTAATAAAGCCGACCCGGACGGTCCCTTGAGCGTCGGGGGCATGCTCCTCGTCAATGAACTCCACGCGCACCCCGCGCTTGCCGATAGCCCGCATGTGTTGGTTGCCGCTGATAATCTGGTCAGAGTTCAGGTCGTGAACCACGCCGCCCAGTTCACCCAGGTCGGCCAGGGAGGAGCGTAGCGCGTCGAGCCGTTTCTTTGAAACCTGGCGCGGATTGTCGGCGAAAGGAACACCGACAGCGAATGGGGATACTGTACTCATGATTCGTATTATATCAGAAAAGCAGGGGCGTGTCAATCCTCAATTTTCGTCTTTGGCAGTCAGGTGGGGTAGGGGGTGGGCGAGGCTACCTGGCGTCCGGCAACGGGCGCGGAACCCGGCTTCGGGTGGGCGAAAGTGACAAAGTCCCCCCCCCCTATAGCGCAAGCGGTAGGACTTTGCTCCTACCGCTTTTTCTTTTTCTTGGTCCCCTTCTTGCACATTTCAGCCCCCGTAATATGCAACGAGCGCCTTTGCCGCCAGCACGTTGTCAATGACCGCGTGACCGACGTTCGGACCCAGGTGTGGGTAAATTTTCCTCCAAAATTCCACTTGGCTTTCCCGCAACCGTTCCCCCGGCGCTTTGGTCTCCACAAAGACAACCACGTTGTTGCGGACGATTATCAGGTCGGGCAGACCGGCGTGCTGTCGGCGCTCTTTGCGGTCGGTGCTCAGGTCAAAGACTTCCCACCCGGCGTCCGTTAAAATGGCCTTGACCTGCGCCTTTAGTTCGCTCTCTGGTCCCACCTACCCCTCCCTGCGTATTTTCCCGCCTCTTGCGGACTATGTGCGAAAGTGTAAATAAAAGGAATTCTTGGCTCGGTCGGTTTCTGCGGCGCGGAGATTGGCGGTGCACATCCGCCCCCACCCCGCCGCGTCCGCCGTTTTATCGGCAACTTGACCACCCCGCGCTTGCTCATTCCCCACCCCGGAACGGCGCGGCGATCACGATGGTCTGAGCAGCCGCCTCACTGGTCTGCGCAAAGGATAGTTGCATGCGGATTTGCCGCCTGTCTGCGAACAGCACCCCCTCGGCGGCGTCCAGGGCGGCATTGACCATGCGCGGGTCCAATTCCGGCAACAGGTCGGCCATCAGAATGACGGCGACCACCAATTCCCCGGACGGGAAAGCGGGCCGGTCAATTTCCAGCGCGTAAAGGTCGCTCCTGAAGGACGCATTCATTGCCCGCGCGGATCTGGCAATCTCGTCTAGGCGGACGTGCGGCAATTCGCTGAACGTCGCCGCGACCGCATCGTCGCCGAACGCCAGCCCCACCAGGGCTTTGACCCGGTGAGGCCCCGGAACGTCGGCAACTCCTTGTACGATTCTCATGCGACTCCTTCTTGACAGAGGCCCGGCATTGCCAGTGTAGCCAACAAAGCAACCACAGGTCGCGTGCCGGGCCTTCCCTCAGATGGGCGACGGGTGGTCAACACCACGGTCTCCCAGGCACCAGCCGCCGATCCACACAGCGGGTTAGGCGGTTCACGCCGTTGGAATGGACCCAACTTTCCCCGCTGGCGAATCAAAGCCAGGGCGTGGAATCGAACCACAGCGCCGGTTGCTTACCCCTCGATGGGCGCGTGCCCGTTGCTCTACCACTGAGCTACCACGGCATGTCATTTTACCGCTCACTCCGCTTCCCCATCCGCCAGCGCGGGCGGCTCAGGTCCGAGCAAGTGGCAACCAACGAGCTTCCATCGCACGTATCCTTGCCCACCATCCGCCATGCGCTTGTTGCGGTCGTAAGTGCAGCGCAGGCTCGTTATCCCCCCGAAAAGAGGGTCCATAACGAGCAAATCATCATACGGGCCGCCTGTGTGGTCGGGGACGTACTCTGTAGCCAGCAACCAGTGGTAGGCCGTCCTGTACTTGATGCAGACAACCAGCGGGCCGGCGGACAACTCCCGGCGAATCAAGTCCAGGTCGGCGGACACGTCCTCCCAAACGGGAAACCGGTTACTGCTGGACACCTTGACGAACCGGCAATGAAAGGCTTTGGCCAGCGTGGTCTCGCCCCGTTCGCGCAGGTACGGCTCGATGCGCGAGACGAACGACATGAAATTTCCCCGGAACACCCCCGCAGCGTTCATGATCGCTGCCCACTCCGGCGGGGTACCAGCGTAGCCGTGATAGGCTGCCAGAGACCAGTAGCACATAGCCAGGCAACCGTTCGCCGCCCACGTTGCCGCCGTCGTACTGCCCGGCCCCCGGTTGTAGCGGTCATTCGCCCAGGGAGCGGGCCAGCCCTGCCGACCCCCAGGGACCTCCCACCCCCAGTAGGTGGGCAGGTGGTAGGAAGGTATGCCTGCCTCCATCCGTGCGGCCTTCTCAGCGGCCAGGGCCAGTTCTTTCGCAACGGCCAATTGCGCGTCCCGTAGGTCGCGCAATTTTGCGCTGAGGGGAGCGGGGTCGGCGGTCATTCGCGCTTCATCACCAGCTTGTACCACGCCGTCCCTCCGAGATAGAAGGCCGCTGAGGAGAGCACGTAAGGCCAGTAGGACTCGATAACCGGCCAGGCGTCGGGGGGAACGATGGCAACCAGGGCTTGGGCCAGGATGGGTAGGCCGAGGGCAAAGAGAGAAACGACCAAATGCTTGTTGTCGCCGGTGAGGGCCTTGAACCATTCCAGGCGCGTGAGGATCGTAGAGATCACGGCGGCGCTGAGGCCGGAGCCAGCGACGAGTTTCAGCACGTCCAGGAGACCGGCGGGCTGTCCCGCCTCTTTCGCCATGAGCGCGGCGACAACGACGACGAGGGCGACGGCGACGACGACCTGCAAGACGACGCTGGCGACGCGCTTGAACCAATACTGAAAATCGGACATTTTAAACCTCCACTCCGAGAGTTGTCCTAATTGTACTCGAAAATCATGTCCGTGTCAAGTAGCAATTTGGCGGTCGGGGGGAGGGGGCTACCTGGCGCAGGTCGGCGACCTGGCGGCGGCTTTCCATCCGATAGAATCACGCGAAAATGACAAAGTCCAACGCTACGTTTTCCCGGAAAACTTGATAAACATAGAACAAAAAAACTCCGTATAAAATACGGATTGACAAAATCAGAATCTATGCTATAATTGATTCATAGAAAGAGAAAAACCGACCGGACAGGGAAGAGCGACCAGGACGGACTTGAAACCAAAAGGAGCATTGAAATGGACACGGAAAAGTACGACGAGAACGGAATTGAGTACGTGCAGATCGAGGCGGCCAAGCTCGTGCTTTTCACAGACGAGCAGGCAACGCAGCAGGCAGATCGTCCAGAACAAGAAATCTCGTGGGACGACAACGGCGGAGAGCCGGACGGCGACATGTACCTGCTACCGCTTTCCGATGTGACACCATTCGACGGGATGGAGGTCGTTGACGGCTTCATCGTTCACGGCTACACCGAATCGAGCAATTATGTGTACTGGTGCGGATTCTCTAGCCGTGACGTGGCGTACACCACGAGCCGAGAGACGGCAGAGACGATTGCGTCGGATGAGTATGGTATCCGCTGCACGCAGTGAGGAGCGGGAGGGGGCTTGCTCCCCCTCGTTTGCTCCTCTCGCGGAGGGGCAAACGAGGGAGCGGAAGCAACCCGACCGCAGAGCGCAGGCGGCGGGAAACTAGACCAAAAGGAGAATTGAAATGGACACATGTGATCTTTGCGGCGGACAACTACGCAGTTGCGCGGATGTTCATATCCTAATTTGCGGCAATTGCGGAGTAGAGGTTGCAAGGAGCAGAGCCGCGCAGATAATGAGCGTCGAGGTTGGGGGAAATGATATGTGGCAAGTGGAGGAGGATGGGCGCGTGGTTTTTGGACCATGTCCAACACCTGACGAGTGTGGAGAATGGCTTGACGAACGGGATGGTAGCGAGACAGGCGGGGAGGTTGACGACCTGGACGGGTAGGCTTCAGCCTCCCCACCTGCTCCCAGGCGATGGGGAGCAGGTGAAGGGGCCGCAAGCGAGGAACCCCAAGCGCACCCGACGGCGCAAACACATGAGCAGAGCAATCACCGTCCGGTCGGGCGGACGGGAAAGGAGCAGAGCGGTGGACAGAAACGATAAGGTTTCATTCGCAATCCGGCGGGCAACCGCGTATTGGTCGCGGCGGTTGCGCATCACGGAGTATGATGTCAAGTGTCTGGCGGCCTTTTCCAGCTTTGGTGAGTTGAAAGGCTCCAAGCGCATGGTCGCTGGCATCCGCGCTTTGCAGGGAGCGCGGTGCGGATACGTCAGCCCGCAATGGCTGGCGTACTGGACACGGGGCCTTGAGCCGTTCTCGAGGGCGGCGCAAGACTACCCGAACGCGCCCGCATTTTGAGCGGAAGGGGGGGGGGGTAGAGAGCGATGAACGACAAAGAGACTTTGGAACGGTTGGCGTCCTGGATTGTGGACGGGGACGCCGTAGACGCTGACTTTACGTGTGAGGCCATTCGCCAAGCGGCGGCTTTGCGGCAGGCGATTGCTCATGAGCGCACGGCGGCGGCGATGGAGCGTATCGCAAGCCAGATGGAGCGTGACGCCAAATCCATGTACGATTTCAGGATGGCGGGGTAGGTGACGTGATGGACGCCACAATCGCACTCGACCATTACGACGCCATGCTTTCTATCGGAGAGGGAGACGTTCCGCCAGACCCACCACCAACCACACCCATCTGTGGTTACGTGTCTGCTTTCCACTATATCGGCGGGCGGGGTGACGTGCTGATTGCGGAACCACCACCTGGCGAGTACGGCCCACGCTTCTGGCGTGACCCGATGCGCAGGGTGTGGGTAGAGATCGCGGAGGCGTGAGGATGAAAGAGAGCGAGCGGGTAGCCCGCCAATGGGCAAGGGACGCGGCCAGTGCTGCGCCGGCGGGGGCAGATCGGTTCGTGGTTGCCGACGCTATGGCCCGCATCATTCGCATGGTCTTTCTCCTGGCAAACAGCAAGAGCCGGGAGATCGGATACCGCGCCGCAAATCAGGAAGCCGGGCGGCGTGGGGGAAAGCTATAAAGGATAAAACAATGGTAGACTTTTCCAGTTTTGCCAAAGTTGCGCCCGACTTTCCTGTTTCACCGGGGGCGCACATGATGACGATTCTACCGGATGTAGCGGCAGCAATCGAGTCCTCCACGTCTTGGGAGGATGCTGAGGAGCGGCTATTGGCTTTGCCAGATACCACCATGCTTGAACAGGCTGAGGTAATAGAGCACTCGTGCGATGGGTGGTTTGGTTGGCCCTGGGCGTGGGTATACGCGATTGGTCACGCCATGCACGTTTACTATAGCCGCAAGGAGATCGCATGATCGTCTTGCGCTTCAACCAGTCCCCCCGCCACTCCGCCATTCTCGACGCGGGAAGGGGGCGGGAAAAGGAGGTGGACTTCCCAACCTTGCAGCGGTTTTGGTTGTGTGCGACGTGTCACGGCCCGCTGGCCGTGCGCGTAGACCAGGACGGCGCGACCCGCGCTCATTGCGTTGCGGGCTGCTCGGACGACTTTGTACCGGTGGCCTGGGTGGAGGAGGAACAGGGCGCGCAGGCCGAGGCGATTGAGAACTTGCCCCCCGACCTGCGCGAGCGGGTGAGGGGCGGGGGTAGGAAACCCGCCGCCCCCAACTTTGAGATTTTCAGTTTAGAAAAAGGAGAGCTATAAAATGCAGATACAAGATAGGACGTTTCGCAAGCGGTTGCCGGAGGGCGGGAAAATCCGCTTGGGTGTTTTCGAGAACGGACACCCGACGGCAACCAAACACTTCATTCTCACGAGCGCGCCAAAGTTGGCGGCGGCCCTGGGCAATGCTCCCGCGCAGATCGAGTTCATTTTCCCATTCCCGGACATTGAGGACTGCCTGCGCTCCGAGTACGCCGTGTGGGGCGGTGGCAGGCCCGGAAAGGGCGGTTTTAATCTCTGCCGGGGGGATGGGCGGTTCGTATGGGACATGTACCCGCACGAGGTGGGCGTGACGCCAAAGGGCGCAGTTTCGGTAAAGTGCGCCGCCGGCGGACCGTTCATAAAACGCGGGGTCGTGCTGCGCGAGTTCCCCCTGGGCGGGGAGACGTTCAAGCCCGGCCAGCAAGTCCATTGCCCCGGAAGCGACTTTGTCGGCCACCGCTGGCCGATTTGCGCGGCGTGCGCGATGAAGACGTACATTACCATCGTCCCAACCTGCCTGCTCACGGAGGGGGCGCAGATCGAGGGATACATCCTCGGCACCGGCTCTTGGGGGTCCTGGGAGGAGTTCCAGGCCGCCATGCACACGGTCAAAGACCTGGCCGGGGGAGTGATCAGTGGCGTCCACTTCCTGCTCAAAATCGTGGAAAAAGAGCGGGTTTGGATGGACGCCAAGACCGGCATGCGCTGCTGCGGCTTGAAACCGGCGTGCGAGATCGTGCCGCTGGCAGTTGATTACGCGGCGCTGGTAGACAAAGCACATGCCCGGGTCTTGCGCCAATTGCCGGGGCCGGATGATGTAGAGGTCGATGGCGAAGTGGTAGAGGATGATGAGGAGGAGGGGGCGGACGATGAGCAGGAGCAGGAGCAAGAGGCCACAGCGCCAGCGTCACAACGTCCATATCCCCCGGAGATCATTCGCCAGGCAATGCGCCAGCGGTCGGGGGATTGGTTCAAGAACGTGCTGGACAACTGGTCTGACGCGCTGAAAGGAGACACGGAGAAGCGCCGAACGCCAACCGCCGACGACTACAAAAAAGTCGTCACGTTCCTGGGATTGGGTGCGGATGTCGTTGCGTCCTACCTTTTCGACACGACCCCCGACGACCTGAGCGCTGGGGAGATCGGGGCTATGCTCGGATGGATCGAGAAGCCCGACCTGGCGAGGAAAGAGGCGCAACAGATCGTTGCGCTGGCGGCGCGTGAACTGGCCGCACAGGGGGCCGGCGGGGAGCCGGGGGAGGAATAGGAGCGATGGCGAACAAAACGCAGTACGTTGACGGCCAGGTGGACTTGTTCAAGCCCTGCCAGTTCTATATCGAGGTCGGCCAACACGCCGACCTGAAAACACAAGCGGCGGTCGAGGGGCGGCCCATGATCGCTCTGGTGCGAGACGCCATTGACGCCTACCTGTTCCGCGTCAATCATTACGTCGAGCAGATCGTTTTAAGCGGCGAGGAGCAGGCCAAGTTGCGCGGGCTGGCCTCGCGCTTGAATGTGAGCAACCCGAACGCGGCGGCTGAGAAGTTGCTGCGGTACGTCCTGCAAGACGAGGAAGAGATTGACGCGATAGCGGCGGCGTCTGGTGGTACCGTCGTTGGTGGAGACCCGGGGGAGGAAACGCCAGACGTTTTGTGGGGTGGTGGTGGGCGGTGAGTAACCAGCCCATCCTCATACCCGGCCCGCTTCTGGCGATGGGTGAGTCCGTCGCCTTCATGACGGCGGAAGGAGAGGAGTTGACCGGCACCGTAATCCAGGGAGGCCCCAGGTCTGGGTACGTGATCGCTCTGGTGGGGGATGCGAATGCGCTGGCTGGCGGGGTGAAGAATTTCAAGAAAGCAGAATCGTACACCTTAAAATTAAAGAAGGAGAAGAAAAATGATAACAAGAGAAAGCCTGGAAAAAGAGATCTTCGGGGTGTTCGGAGAGATCGCCATACTGGAGAGGATGGCGAGCGGGAGAGATTACGCTGAGTTGCAGACAGCCCGCGCCGTGCTTCTCTTGACCCAGGCGACCTTGCTGGCCTCCGAATCGCAGGTGGTGTTCACAGCGGGCGGGAAGTGGTCGGAGCCGGTTGTCGGGGATAGCGAGGTTTCCCCCGCCAGCGAACACACGGCGCGGGTGCGGGAGTTGCTTGGCGCGCTGGACAACAGGATGGCGGGCAGCGGCATGACGGAAGGAGACTTGAAAAACTTTGCCGAGCTAAAGCGCCTTATTTTAGACCTGCTCGACAATCCACTCTACCAGGACGTCGAGATCGAGACGGCAAAGAGGGCCGCCGAGATCGCCCAAGTGCTGGCGGACTATGTAGAGAACCAGGCGCGTATGGCAGAGGATCGGGCACGGGTCGGGGGTAATACACCGGCAGAGACGCGAAACCTTTACCGCGCCTACAACCAAATGGAATCCGCTGCAAACGATGTAGAGAACTTGGCGCGGTTTTTGTTGGAACTCGCACAGGCACAGGTCGGCGAGCGGGGCGACTTGACAGAATCCGAGAACGCGCTATAATATGAGTAGGCGCGGCGGAATTGGGCAACCGCCAACGTGAGCGCAGTAGACCAGGAAAAACCAAATGAACAAGCTGAATCTGAGTTCAAAAATCAAGAAAGCCACAGTCATGGGCAAGGCTCCCCCTGGGGGGCCTGCTGCCCGCTGGCCCCGGGTTGGTTGTAAAGGGGCCTTACCCATGACTGTGGCTTTCTGCATTAAAGGAGCAAAATGAGTGACGAACGGACGCTTCAAGAACAGTACGAGGACGTGCAGATCGAGGCCGCGCTTTACATCCGCAAGCAGTGCCCCGGCGACATTGGCGGTCAGATGGTTCTCGCGGCATTCATGCAGGACTCGCTTGACCACGACCCGCGCTTTGTAGAACTGCACAAGGAAGTGAAGCCATGACCACCCCCACCCCTACCCACACGACCTGGGCCGACGCACTGGCGGCGGCGATTGAGAAACTTGACGCCAAGCCCGCGCTGCCAGTGATGACAATCCTGTACGTACTGCGCAAACTATTGAACTTCACGGAGGGGGCGTTCGGCGATGCCCGGGCGCGTTACGAGCGCATGGACGGGGCGCTCAAACACCTTGCCAGCATGACGGCCCGCCTTCCGGCGGCCTCCTGGGTTTCGGTTGCACAACAGGAGCTGCAGCAGTTTCTCCTCGGCGACGTTGCCGACGCCGTTCGCCAGTACGTCGAGGACGCCGCGCTGCCAGACGGCCTGCTGGCCGGCCACGACTTGGCCGACTTGATTCAGGACGACGACCTGGCGGGGTTCCAGGCGGCGGTTGCGGAGGCGTTGAAATGACCGCTTTGGGTGATATGCTTCTCAAAGATGTCCGGGAACGGATTGGTGTTCTCCAAAATGAAACGGGTGGTGCGCTTGAGGGAGGCGCGCTAGATGAGTACCGCACGTTGGTATGGGTGATAAAATCCATAGAGGGGAACGAGAGGTCTGTGAGGCTTCTTGAGCAGGATTTGTTAGATGCGCTGCAAAAACTTGGCGAGCACGTCCTAAAACTGTCTGCCAAAGAGTTTCGCCAACACCTGGAGCTTGCGGGCGACGTGATGGAGAATTACAAACGGTGGGGTTGGCTGGCCGACGCAATAGAGACAGGCAGGCTACCAGAAGGGGGGAGCGAATGACCACAATGACCTGGCTGCAAGCGTTTGAGCAAATCGAGGAGCACGCCACAGAGATTATCGGTATGCACGGCAACCAGTTCCCGCTGCTCTCGCTAGAAACGGGGGTAGATGTCGCCAGGGTGTTCTACGCCAAAACCGGCGACATTGAACGTGTCACCCGCATCATAGCAACTGTTGGCGTGTGGATGAGCGATAAGGTCATATCTCTATTTGCCAACGACCTGCTTGACGCCGACAGCCCCGCACGATTTTCCCGCCAGTGGTGCGAGTGGGCCGACGAGCACGCGGAGCCGCCGCCGACCTTCCTGCCAACCGGGGGGCGCGAGTGGGAGCCGGACGATCAGGGCGGCGAGCGGTTCGCGTGCAAACCGGGGAGGGTGATAGAATGAGCACTTGCAAGTGGGAATTTGTAGACGGGGCGCGATGGTGCAAAACGCATGGGCAGTGGGAAAGCTACGAGAGTTCATCCTTGTGCATAGATGGGGCAATAGAGGAGCGCGACGCCGCGATTGCAAAGCGCGACGCCCTAGCCGCCCAACTCGCTGAGGAGCGGGAGCGGGCATGCACTGCTGAATCACAATTAGAAGAACTTACATCAAGAACATTAAACATGTATAATAATAATAGCAAGCTGATTAAAGGTTGCCGCAAGTTATTGGGTGAGCGTGCCACCCTGGTCGCCCAACTAGCTGAGGCGCGGGAGCGGGCGCAACTCCTGGAAGATACCTTGCGCACGTTGCTGAGAGATTATGCGGCGGCGGCACGCCAGGGGTCCTATACCGATGGAATCCTGGACAGAGCGCAAGCGGTTCTCTATTCGTTGGGAGACGGGGACGCGCTGGTAAACGAGGCGGCTGGACAGGCAGCGGACATGGACGCGCTGGTGGAAAGCAACCTGCTTTTGCAGGAGGGGGTACAGACGTTGGAGGAATCGTTGCGCCACGTCCTGGCCGGAAACGATGGGAGCGGCGGTCATTGCCAGTACCACGTCTCGGGCGGGTGCCATCACACGAAGAGGAATAGCAGCATGACGACGCGGGCGGTGATGGTGTGCTCCGGGGGCGTCTACCACTTCCATTCTACCGGATGCTCGGACGAGACGAGATGCGGCCTGTGTCGCCAAGTCCTGCCAGCAACAACGACCGAGACGCCGCCGGTAGCTGAGGAGCACGTCGAGGAACACCCCGGCTTGTATGTCTGCCCGGACGCTAAGACATGCCCACGAGATTGCGCCGCAAAGAATCGGCATCACTGGATACCGGCGTGCTCCGATACCACTCTAAGGTGTGGTAACGCGATGGGCAGGCCATGCGTCCGTGTCCAGGACGGTGAAGAACACCCCGGATTGTATATATGCTTGGTCACTTGTGCTGGCACTTGCTGGACAGAAACCCCACACCCCTGGCATCCAAATTGCGAATACTACTTCCATATTTATGGTAGAAAACCGTGCCTTCCACAGGACGGTGAGGAATGACTGGCGCACAGCGCGCGGGTGCAACTCCCGCCGCCCGTTTAGCCGCAAATCTCAATGGCGGCGTGGCCGGGCGTCCGGCCTGCATTTGGCTGGCTACGCTCACGGCGGCGCGGACGCCCGCGCCGCCAAACTTGACAACCGAGGCGACTTGTGGTAGAATGAGCGTGTCGGGGGAGCAATCCCCGGCTGGCCGTCGCGGGCCAAAGGTGACTTGCAGCAGGGCGCTTTTTCTCTGCGCTGGAAGCCGTACCCAAGCATGTCCGGGAACCGCGACCGGCGACCAGACGCAGAGAAAAGGCGCTTTTGCGTCAAAGGAGAAAACGATGGCGACAATAATTGACCACGATGGTTTTCTTGCAATCCAACGGGTGACGGTTTCTCAATCTAAGCCGGAACGGATTGTAGAAACATTTGTCTCTACTATGGAGACGGATTCCAGGTATCACGGCTTACTCGGCGCTACGTTGTGGGACAATTTCACAGTTGGTAAGGTTATCGTGAGGACACAGGATAGCCAATTTGTCCATTTGGACATATCAGAATGGAAATTTGTAGAGACGATAACGCAGATAAAGCCGCCAGGACGCGGCGGTAAAAAGTGGCATTGGGAATGGAAGTATGGGGAGTGGGAGAGAGTGCATGGCCGCTAAAACTGGTATCCAATGGACGAATGCTACGTGGAACCCCTGGTACGGTTGCAGGCGTATTTCGGCGGGCTGCGCTAACTGCTACGCCGAGAGGTGGGCAAAGCGCACAGGGCGCGACTTCTCACAGGTGACGCGGGCTGCCGACACCACGTTCTACGCGCCGTTGGGATGGAAAGAGTCTAGGCTGATCTTCGTTTGCAGTCTCAGTGATTTCTTTCTTGACGGATTTGATCTAAGCGAATGGGACTTTGAGTTTATGGAGGATTGCCGCCAGGAAGCATGGGAATTGATACGCCAATCCCCCCAACACACCTACCTTATCCTCACAAAGCGCCCCGAAAACATCAGCCGCATGCTACCGCCAGATTGGGGAGCGGGATGGCCGAATGTGTGGCTTGGCGTCACAGTGGAGAGCGTGGACTATGTGGGCCGGGCTGAGACGTTGGCGGGGATACCGGTGTACGGGAATCAGCGGTTTATCAGTTACGAGCCTGCGATAGAGTGCGCGGGTCCAAACAAACTGTTGAGAGAGTTGTTCAGCGACGGCAAGTTTGGCTGGTTCATTGCCGGGGGAGAAAGCGGGCCGGGGGCGCGGCCAGCAAATCCTCTGTGGTTCCCGATAATGCGCGAGGAGTGCGCTATGTTTAGCGTCCCGTTTTTCCTGAAGCAACTTGGCGGGACAAAGAAGATTGACGGCGCATTCGGCGGCTACACCTTGCCGGATGGTAGCCAGCCGAGAGAGTTCCCGCCAGAGTTGGGAAGGTTTTTCGCGGAAAAGTAGGGGGCTGTAGCTCAAGGGGAGAGCGGCATTTCCGGGATGTAATGAGGCGGTTCGATTCCGCCCGGCCCCACAGTTGCGCCACAGGGCGAGAAAGGAGACCGATGGACAGTGATGAGATTAACTATATCCGCCAGATAGTGGATACTCAAGCGGGGCAAGAGTGCAGATTGTCCGCCACTTTTGCGATGCTCAAGGGACTGCTGGCGACAATGGACATGCTGCGCCAACTCCTCGACCGCACGGCAGCGCCACAGGTTGCGCCAGCCGCATCCCAACTGTGGGTTTGTGGACGAGCGGAAACATGCCCCGATCCGCAATGTCACGGTGCAAGCAAGCCACACTACCATGACAGCCCCAACGACTTGATTGACTTTTGTCCCCTGCAGGAAGATGCGTACAGTCGGTGCATCCCCTACACCCCGCCAGCCGCCCCCGCTGCGCCCGCACCAGTATCCGTGCCGCACCCCCATGGGGTTGTGTTAGCTTTGCGAGGTCTCCTCGACATTTTGAACGCTCATGGCGCTACCGATGGTTCTGACTATGAAAGCGCCGTAATCAACAGACGCGAAATAGCACGTCAAGCACTTGCTCAATATGACGCCGGTGATACGCCAGCGCCTACCAGACCGTCCGCCAATATAGATGCAGTGGCGGCATTTCGAGAGTTTTTAGAGGAACTGGAAAAAATACAGTCGGTTCCATTTCTTGAAAGATTATCCTCTGGGGGAGGAGTCACGGTTGACGGCCTTATGAGTCGGGCATACAGCACGCTGAAAGAAATTGGATATGGTGAGACGCCCGCGCCGAACGCTGCGCCCCCGTCGAGCGAGGTTGTAGCGGCGTTGCGGTACTTACTGGAAGTGGTTAGAGAGGATGCCTCATGTAAGCCTGGAAGCGATTTGGATTATGGAATTGATGAAGCTGCTAAGGCGCTAGAGGAGTTTGACACCACCGCCCGCCTCGACGCTGGTGAGACGCCCGCACCGAACCAAGCGCCCCGAACGGCGGCGGAGGCGGCGAGGATGGCTAGAATGCTACGGGAATACTCCCGCGATCAGGAGCGGGAAGCACATGAACTAGGAGAACACCTACAACAATCAACCGTTAAATGGTATATAGAAGAAGACAGGGAGAAAATAAACAAACGGGTAGCAGATGATATGGATTTTGCCGTCCCCTGCTTGGAACAACTTGCACAAATAGAGGAGGCCGCCAAGTGACCGCCGACTTGCCGCCGTTAAAGGTAGGGGAGGGGGTATAGATGGGGTATAGCATTTTCAACCACCAGGCCACGAAGACGCGAACTGTAACCGGGGCTGCAATCTCTATATCCCTGGCCCTGGCTGTCAAGGCGGACGACAACACCGGCGTCTGTTTTCCGGGGATGGAGTTCTTGGGGCAGGTCGCCAACGTCACCCCGGACAATGCGCGCCGGGCTGTGCGCGAGTTGGAGCGCGAGGGGCTTTGGATTGTGGCGCAGGGGAGCGGGGCGCACGTCAGCAGCGTCTACATTTACGTCCCCCTGTGGCTATCGGCTGAACACGTCGGGGACCTGGCCCGTATCCTCATTGAGCGCAGGATACGGAAATCGGAGATCGAGCGCGTCATGGCCGCTTTGGTGGAGAGGATAAAAAACACCCCCCAAGAGGCCGCCGTTTCAGATGAACAAGACGACCTGGAAAAGTGGGACGCGATGCTCGCCAAAGTGGGAGAGTTGGAAAACACCGGCGACAGTGCATGTGATTGGAGTAATGACGGCGATGCGGAACCCATGCACACAGGCCGCAAAACCCATGCACAGAATGGGGAAACCCATGCACACAGGCCGCAAAACCCCGGCACCGGTGCCGGGGGAATACCAGTGATACAGGAAGGACACCAAGAATACCAACCGCCCCACTCCCCAAGTTCTCAGGCAAAACGTGACGCCGAGGCCGTCGAGCGGTTCAAGGCCGATTTCCCCCCCGGTACAGTCGGCGTTGGGAAAAAGATGCGCAAGGGTGACAGGACGCCACACCAGGAAGACCTTGACAGCCCCCTCGTTGCCGCCGTTTTCGACGCGCTGGACGGCCTGGACGATGTTCCGAGGGGGCTTATCACGCATACCGCTGATGAACGGCGGGTGTGTTCCGAGAAGATAGTCAGGCGGTTCAGCGAGGTGACGCCTGAGCAGATAGAATGGGGCGTCCGGTTATGGGGCGTCACCAACTGGCGCGAGGGGGCGACGACGCTGTACAGTAAGGGCGTGCCTGCCGAAATCGCGCAGTCAATAGCCACAATCGTTGCGGCTATGGGCAGGGGAGAGGACCCGGTGCAGGTCGTGCGGGCCGAGCAGGAGAAGGCGAGAAACGGAGGAAAAAATGGATCGTGGAAAACTGCAAACGCTGGCGCAGGCAGCGGCGGGATTGCGGGAGCAGATGACGCCGCTACTCAGCAGCGCGTCGAGCGAGAGCGCAGGCGCGCCCGCGAGATCGCCGCAAGTGGGGCCGGCTGATTCGTTCGCCGACCAGGATTGCCCCGACTGCGGGGGCCTGGGTGTGGTGTGGAATGGCAGCTCACCTTTCCGTGTTATTGGTCCATGCGAGTGCTCCCTGGCCGCTCGCGCTCGCCACTTGGAGGGATTGCTTTCAGGCAAAGACGGCCCCGCAATGAGCACAGGATCGGTCACTTTCGACAGCATCATTGACCGGGGCGTAGACGGGGGGTTCACGCGGGCAATGGTCGGCGCGGCCTGGGACGTTCAGCGCGGAAATGTGAAGATGTTTACCGCCTGGGGTACGCCGGGAAACGCCAAGACGCTCGTGCTGCAAGCCCTGGTGAACCAGGCCGACCCCCGGCTTTCCCGTCTCTACACGACCGCCGTCCGGCTGATGGATTGGCTGCGGGCAGGGATCGGCGATGCTCAGGACGTGAGTGACCGGCTGGCCCTGCTGCGCCGCGTGCGCTTTCTGGCCCTGGACGAGTTTGAAAAAGCGTTTGGGACCAGGGCGGACGGGTCGGACAAGTGGGGCGTGGAGGTCTTGGGCGAACTGGTGGGGGATAGGTACAACCGGGGCGTAGAGGGCGGGGAGCAGGTGTACACCCTGCTGGCAATGAACGCTCCTCCCGAGACGTTGCCGCCGTTTCTGTGTAGCCGCATCCGCGACGGGCGTTGCAGGTGCGTGAAAAATTTTGACGGTGATTACCGCTTGGTCAAGGAGAAGTAAAGATGGCAAAGATCGAGACGACCGCCGTTGCAGAATTTGAAGCGCAGTGCAACCAGTGCAACGATACCTTAACAGTCACAGTTGAGGTAAAGCGTTGGGAAACAGTTGTACTCGTAGAGCCTTGCAAGACGTGCCTCAAGCACGCCCGGCAAGAGGGCTATGACGAGGGCCTTGAGGACGGCCAAGATGGGGAGGGGTAAAATGGAAGAGTGGCAAGTCAGGTTGCAAGAGGTCGTCAACCGCCTCAATGCGGCGGCCCGCGCAGCCGGGTACTCGGTGAAGTGCTACCGACCGACCGGGACCGGGTGCGAGGTTCGGTACACGAATCTCCTCACGACAATCGAGGAGACGAGCGCGATGTACTCGTCGCTGGCCGGCGCGCTCCTGGGCGAGATTGACAGGTTGGAGGAGAAGGCGAAAGCACGCGGCGCTGGCAGTAGCCAGTAGCCGCGAAAGGAGTTGACCGCGATGCAGGTATTCGAGGTAACAGTAACCGCAGGAAATTGGACGTTTTCACCACACGTTGCCGCCTTAACCGCTGAGGATGCTGTAAAAGACGCGGTAGCAGAGATTGACGAGCGGCGCGGTCTACAAGACGGGGAAATGACTGCAACAGTTGACGGTGTACAGTACAAAGTAACGCGCCGAGTCGAGTACAAGGTGACGCGGGTATAGCTGCGAAAGGAGTTGATACATGACAGAGTACGGCGTTACGATAATAGAAGGTGGGGAGGGTGGGGTTGTTTTACGTGCGGCCAATTCGCTAGAGGCGGCGTGTAAGGGAGTAGAGGCGATAGACAGGATAAACGCAAAGCCCTACTTGGCAATGAATGGCGAAATGGTAGTGGTTGAAGTTTCGTGGGTATCGCCACAATTGGGAGAACGGGAGCGCAAAACGTACACCATTAAGTGTGATATGCTCCCAACTTACTGGAAATATTGATTCATGGTTCGCATAATAGAGAATATGCGAAGCATGAATTAAACAAGACAAAAGGAGTATGAAATGAGTGCTGATAATTGGGCAATTTGCCCCAAGTGCTTGAAAGGCATGAAGGATTCTCTGGAAAAAGCCGAGCAAAAACTTCTCTCCGTAAAGCGAGACAGCTATGGTCAAGTTGAGTACGATGAATTTTTGCGGATAATAGAAAAGGCTGATAATCGCGTACAGGAGTTAAAGTCAGGTATTGAAAAGTTGCTCAGAAGCCCCGCAATGCGGGAGGATTACGAAATATCGCTAGACGAGGGCGGTGTTTTCAGTGTTTCGTACAAGGCGCGCTGTACAGTATGCGGTTTTGAGCACGTTTTCAAAGCGCATGAGGATGTAGCCATAGAATGACCGCCCGGCCCACCTGTCAGATCGCACACCCATGACTAAAGGAGCACAATGAAATTCCTACTCAGAATACTGCTTGGCGCGTCACTCTGGCAGCGCCAGATACCAGGTGCAGAGGACGCCATGCTCGTTGGAAGCGATGGGCGCTCAGAGACGTGGAGTGCGGACGTGCCGCGTAGAGAATCCGCTGATTTTGCAGATGCGTGCGAGGCGCGGGGAGTGGAATTCGATGTGCAGGGGGCGGAAAAATGCTGAACACCCCTCCCTCCTGCCCGCTCTGCGCCCTATCGCTGCGCGAATGTGAGGCGATGCAATGAAATTCCTTTTACCAGTAGGGGGTGTAATTGATTTTAGGTTTGGTATTCTCACGTCTCCGAGCCATACTGGTGTACCGGCTGGAATCGTTGCGGGGATGGCTTGGGCTGCTGAGAATGAGCAATATACAAAAAGGTTTGAAATACATCCTAAACGATTTTTCAATTGGTTGAGTGGGATGGAAAAGTACAAAGATACCTGCCTTTTCGTTCCGTGCCCCGATAGAGTAGGAGACGCGAGCGAGACTATGCGGTTGTGGCGGAAGTGGAGAAGCGCCCTCACGTTCTGGCCGGTTGCGTTCGTTTGCCAAGACGGACAGATACCAGAACAGATACCAGATTATTGCGCTGCTGTTTTTATCGGAGGGTCAACCACTTGGAAAATGTCCGACGCTGCGATTGCTTGCATACAAGAGGCGCAAGCCCGACATTTGCATGTCCACATCGGGCGCGTCAACTGGTGGAGGCGATACGCACATTTCAGAGCCTTGCCAGGCTCGGAGGAGTTTACTTGCGATGGAACAAGGACACGTTTTGACGGGACTGCAAAAACTGTGGAAGCATGGGCGCTATATATGGAGCGCCAATACCAAATTCGTTTGCCTCTACCTGTTGGCAATTGTGGCGGCGAATCTGATAACGGCCCGGTTCGGCCCGGCGGCGAGCGTGTTTAACGCCTTAGCTTTCATTGGGCTGGACTTGACGTGCCGGGATGGGTTGCACGACGCATGGCGTGGTCGGCGGCTCGTTGGAAAGATGGGGGCGCTCATTCTGGCGGGGTCGGTCATTTCCTGGGCGCTCAATCGAGCAGCGGGACAAATCGCGGTCGCATCGTTCTCCGCATTTGCCTGCGCCAACGTGGTTGACGCGATGATATACCACCTGTTGGTCAAGCGTGGTCGGTTGGTGCGCGTCAATGGAAGCAACGTGTTTTCGGCGGCTGTTGATTCGCTGATTTTCCCCGTCCTGGCATTTGGTTGGCCGCCGATATTGGCAGTATGCGCCGGTCAGTTTGCGGCAAAGGTTGGCGGTGGTTTCATCTGGTATCTGATTTTGCGGAGAGGGGCGAGAAGGAAATGACCACCCCGCTCGCCTGCCCACTCTGCTCCCACCCGCTGCGCTGGTCAGCCTGTTTTTGGTGTTCCGGAGCGGGATGCTGGCAGTGCGGCGGGTGGGGCGGGTGGTGGTGGTGCCCGTTTCACAATCCGGGAGGGATAAAATGAAGCGGTGTAGGCATCCCCACGTACAGGTGCTAGAGTTTGGAACAGGGTTCTATCGTCATTTGAGGTGTGACGATGGAACATGGTATAAAACTTATGACGTTGACGATCTCACCGGCTCATTCGAGGTATCCTGCCCGGACTGTGGTTTCCGGCATAGATACCGCAACAGCATGCCGCAATGGGTGCGCAAAATCTGCGAGGAGTTGGGGATAAAATGAAAATGAAAAAAGGTTGGAACTGGGTAAAATGGCATGGGCGCTATGGGCGAGTAGTAGCCTGGCGAACTCGGCCAAAGATAGACGCAATGAACGACGCTCTTTGGGCTATTGCGCTTATTTGTATCGTGGCGGCCCTGTTGGTTATCTCTACCCCGCCGCCAGCCACACCCCGCGAGCGCGTCAACAGGCATTGTGGCGATCCCGATTCATTCTACACATACACGACCGCTTGCAGGTCTGCTATCGGCCTTCCTGCCTTCTGGCCCGTCAACGGGCAGCATATAGAGTGGGGCTGGCCGGTGAACGGTTGGAACGTCACTCCGACCACGACGCCCGCCCCAATACGTTGCCCAGCCTCAGTGACGACGACCTACTACACGACGACGCTCTGCATAGCTCCTTCTCCCAACCCCACCCCCACCCCGACGCCGACGCCCACCCCCTCCACCGTCTCTGTGTGCTGGCCCGGCGACCCGTGCGAGACCGGAGAACGGGCGGACAGCCGTTGCACACGCTCCTGGACGTGCTGGCGGGTGGATTGCCAGCAGGCTACCGCGCTGGTGACAGTGGACGTGACCAACGGCGGGACATTGACCGTCACCCGCTTTGCAGTGCTGGCGGGATGCCCGGCGCTGGCTGCCCCGGTCGTTACGGTTACGGCGGGGCTGGTCAGCGGGCCGGGCGTGAAGGTGCAAAACTTGATAGGGGGTGAGTGATGCTTTCGCACCGTGTTGTGTGGGTTAAGATGCGCCCCAAGTCGCGCAAGTTGGCAATCCGCTACCGCTGCGCCATAATCGAAATGTGCGCCCGGAGCATTGACGACGCCGTGCACCGCTACCGGGTGGAAGTGTTTCCGGAGCCGGATCCGGAGCGGTTGAAGATGTGTGGGCAGTCAGACAGATGCGCGGCGGATGTTCTGCGCTGGACGTTTGAGGGCCAGGCTAAGACGGTAAGGGAGTTGAAAAGTGGGTAAAAAGATACTCGACCTGTTTTGCGGGGCCGGCGGCGCGGCGATGGGCTACCACCGCGCCGGTTTCGATGTCGTTGGCGTGGACAATCGGGCACAGCCGCATTACCAGTTTCAATTCGTTCAAGCAGACGTTTTCGAGTTCATGGCGGCGGAAGGATGGCGCGGTTTCGACGTGATTCACGCCAGCCCGCCGTGCCAGGGGTACAGCATCACGTCAAAGTTGCCCCAATGTCAGGGGCGCGGTTACAAACTGCTGATAGATGATGTGCGGGGCGTGCTGGCAGAGACCGGCTTGCCATACGTGATAGAAAACGTGGTCGGGGCGCGAAAGAACATGCCGAATGCTATCATGCTATGCGGCGTGATGTTTGGGCTAAAGGTATTCCGTCATAGGCTGTTTGACAGCAACCTACTCTTGTTGCAACCCCCGCACATAAAGCACGCGGGGCGCAGAATTGGGGAAAACGGTTTTTGCTGTGTCGTTGGACACGGTGACGCGGGGCGAGGGCGAATAAATGCAGCTCATAGGACAAAGGGAGCTTGGAGTGTGGCAATGGGAATTGACTGGATGACAAAGGCAGAGATGACCCAGGCAATCCCACCCGCCTACACAGAATGGATCGGGCGGTACATGCTGCGCGTTGGAGTGGTGTGACGTGTGGCTCGTCTTTGAGTTCCCCAACTCCCTGGCCGCCGGGCGCGACCCGTCTCCCTACGCCAAAGCCGCCCGCCGGATCGTGGTCGCCGACAACTGCTCCTTGCTCGACGTGATCAAGAAGCGGCCCGGCGTGGTTATGCTGGCCGAAACCGACAACTGGCGCAACGTGTGCTGGTTGCTCGGCGGGCAGGTGTCCGAGCAGCAGGCCGTCGGGCAGGTGGTAGAGAGTCTACAGCAAGGTAAATTGTGGTAAGTATCGGAGGTTGACATGCCAAGAAGGCACCCGGAAAACCGCATAAAATACATCATGCTCATAGAAGTCCACAGGATGGAATACTCGTACAGCCTGTACACCGTCCTTTCCAGCGATGGTGTGTACGGACACCCGGACGGTCACGGTGATCGTGTCGTGTGGCGCTCTGATCGTGACGCCACACCTGCTGGTGGAGTCTACGGCATGGTGGAAGATTTTAACGCCAAGTTGCGGGAAGAGAAGCTCCTGCGAAAACTTGAAAAGCAGGCGGCTGATCGTGAGGACCGCGAAGCGTTGCGCAGAAAGAAACGCGAGGAGGATAGGATGCTGCGTTCTGGCGGCTATATTCAGGGAGTGCTCTTTGAGTAGGGTGCGGGTGTATGCTGGCGACGCGCTGGCAGTGATGCGCAGGCTCCCCGCCGCATCTTTTGACCTGGTGGAGACGGACCCGCCGTACTGTGGCGTCAAAGACGATGAGTGGGACAACCAGTGGGCCAGCCCCGCCTACTACCTGGCATGGATCGGCGACCTGTGCGCGGAGTGGGCGCGGTTGCTGCGCCCCAACGGGTCGCTCTACCTTTTCGCGTCTCCACAGATGGCGGCGCGTGTGGAGTGCAAGGTCGCTGAGACGTTTCACATTTTGAATAACATCGTGTGGGTCAAGACGGATGGGAAGCCGAACGGGGGCGGGTTATGGAGTCGCGCCAGCAAAGACGATCTGCGCTCATTTTTCCCGCGCAAAGAGCACATTATTTTCGCCGAGCAGTACGGCGCGGACAGCTACGCCGCCGGTAAGTCGGGATACCAGGCCCAATGCGACCGGGCGCGGGGATTCGTCTTTGACCCCATCCGCTTGTACCTGCGCTCGGAGTGGGAGCGGGCGGGGCTGAAACCGGAAGACGCCAACACCGCATGCGGAACGGCAAGCATGGCAGGTCGCCACTATTTCACGCAATCGCAGTGGTGCATGCCGACGCGGGAGCATTACCAGGCGATGCAGCGGTACGCCAACCGCAACGGCGGTGACGAGTTCTTGCGCCAGGACTACGAGTTCTTGCGCCAGGACTACGAGTTCTTGCGCCAGGACTACGAGGACTTGCGCCAGGACTACGAGGACTTGCGGGCAGAATACGAAAGCCTGCGCCGCCCGTTCACCGTCACGCCAAAAGACCAGTACACCGACTGCTGGACGGCGTTCCCGACGGTTGCGGCCTACCCAGGAAAACACCCATGCGAGAAACCCGCCGCGCTCATGGAGCACATCATCATCACCAGCACGCTGCCCGGGGCCCGGGTACTGGACTGCTTTTGCGGAAGCGGGGCGACCGGGGTGGCCTGCAAGCGGTTTGGGCGCGACGGGGTGTTGGTGGACAACGACCGGCACTGGGTAGAGGTTGCGCGGGATAGGATTGCACGCGCTGAGGATCGCCAGCTTGAGTTGCCGGGGATGCAACGGGAACGGCGATGCAGCAGGAGTTCGGCGGAACAGCCCCGCCTGTTCTGATATGGAGGTATCACCTAATGAAAATCATGACGCGGTTTTTTTCCCTGGAAATGGATACAGTGAGGTGCGACGTTTGTGGCGGTGAGGTGGTGTACGGGGAGTTCGTGGAGATTGTTGGTGTTCCCTGCGCATCCCTTACCACCCATACCGGCGTATGCTGTGAGATAGGTATGGACGTTTTACAGCACTTCACATGGCCCGCTGATCTTGTTCACATTCCCAGGTGGAAAGATGGGATGGTAGTTGGTTTTGATATGGGTTATGTGCAGCGGGCGTATCCCTACACGCCGCCGCTACTTCTTGACCACCAGCGGAGCAAACCAGGGGGCGACCTTTATGAGAACGTCGAGAAGTTTGGCCCCAGCGTCCGACAACCACCTGCCCCTGGACGGCTTCTTTGACGATGGGACACGGCGCGCTGGGGCCTCCTGCGGATGGTCGTTCACGCTAATGGAGACATGGGCGTCTCGACCTGCGCGAACGCCACTCACGGACACCCCGCTTACCTGTGTGGGTGGTTGGGGATTCCTACTCCTTTTTTCCAAGATGCACCTCCACACCAACGTCTCCCTCCCCATCGACGCCTGAGACGGTGACACCGCTGGCCCCGGACCGCCCGATGGCAAGGGCAAGAATATCCTGCTTTGCCTGTATGCTCGTCGTGGTGATATGAACGTTCTCCAACGTGCTGAGTATGCGGGCAAGGATTACGTTCTGCCGCTCTAACGCGGCTGCGTTCTTTGCCACAGCGCGGGTAAAAGCAGCGAGGGCCGGATCGTTTTCAATTTCAGGTACAAGTATTTCCGCTGCGTCCTGCGCTGCCACTATCATCCTCCCCGCAGATTGATATTTCCGCCAGTTCCCCGGCCCTCTCGATTCTACCCACCCGCCTCCGCAACCGCTCATTCTCGATAGCCTGCGCGTGCAGTTCAAACCCTACGAGCCAGGCGAACATGGTTAGAGTAGCGACTATAAATACTGGCGACATGGGGTATGAGACAAACACAGCCCCAACTATCAGCGCCAGGCAGGTCACAGAGAACGCCGCCGCACGGCGCGCCCCGACAATCCAGTTCAACACCAGGACACCAACCGACAAGAAGCAAAAAACCTGCGGGTACTGCCTATTTCCGCTGTACCAGTCACAGGCAACCATGCCGGCTATGGCAGCAAGGTTTACCCAAGCCGCCCCCTGCATTGCCGCGTTCACACCTGCGCCCCTATCCAACAGGGCGAGCATGATGGCCGTCCCGGACAGGCTGAGAATGACCATTCCGACCATGAACGCGGGCGCTTCCGTCCTGTCAGTCGAGTCGGTCAAGAACACGATTTGACCGGCGAGAGCCAGGGAGGACACGCACAGTTGCGCAACGAGCGCCCAGCGCGCGGCCAAGCGGATGCTCATTCCACTTCTTTCAATGGTTCCCAGGCGGCGTCAATCTCTTCGATGTTTCCCGCTGCCCGCTCTGCGCGGTAGGCGGGCCACCAGTTTTTCGCCAGTACCGCACGCAACTTGGCGTTCTTGGCCGTTTGCTCCCAGAGCAAAACCTGCCCCGGTGTCAAGTCGTCAAGGTGCGCCAATCCGTGCTTGGTGAGGATGGCGTGCGGGTCTCCGATCTCGTCAACCTCGGCGGGGTATCCCGGGTCCATCACGGCGAGGCCGGCGAGAACGGCGATACCGACGTATCCATTCCCATCCTCAGCTTGCGCCACTGCAAAAATCGGCGCTCTTGTTTTAGTAACTTGTCCCATTTCGTAGCTCCTTTATTGATACAGCCAGCGGGTCATTGCCCACCGACTGCGCATGTAGTCGTACACTTCTGACGCGCTTGGATACCCCCCGCCGCCTCCGTTGTACCAGGCGCAACCGGATGATATGTAGCCATTCCATGGGGCGGAAAACGTCGGCGGGATCGTGAACGCTGTACCTATAGCCAGCGGAGCAGTGCTATTAAAGAGAGACGCTGGTGGTGTTCCGACCGTGTTCGTTATTTGCGCCACGTCATCGTCTGTCGCGTTCGCCGTGTAAACACCTTGTAGCGTACTCGCCTGCCAATGACCTCCTAAAAAGTAAAAATTGTCTATAATCGGGGTTACGCCAGATGAAACTATATAGTTTCCGGCTGCCGTACCCAGGGAGTTCGTCAAGAACTCGAATCCTGTACCAACCGAAAAACTAAGTCGCCACGACCTTTGGTTGGTTGTTATCGCTAACTTGGAAGACGCAACCATACTTGCGGCGACAGACTGCGCGTTTACCCAAAACCACACCGTCAGGCTATCCGTTCCGGCCTGCTGCCACGCGGCGTTGTTTACTGATAGCGCCTCCGTCGCCCCGTCCAGGTGGACGTATGGAGCACCCCGCCTCGTCTTTCTCCAATCCGAGCGGACTATGTTAATCCCGGTAAACGAGTTACCCGCCCCCTCCCCGTCCGGTATCCACAGGTTGCGTCCAGTGAATAGCCAGGCAAGCGTAGACCCTCCCCCCGGCTGCGCCCCGGTCATTGCGTCCCACAGTTCCCCGCCTACCCACACGGGGGGCTGGCGACGGCGGCCTATATCCCGGCGGATGCTGCCGATCTCTCTCGCCAGGACACTGTACGGATCGCTCACGCCGCCCCCTCATATTCCAGTCTGGCCCGAATCGTCTCCTCTCCCGCCTTCCTTTCTATCCTGCGCGTCTTTCCACGCCCCGCGACGATACCGAGCGATGCAGACCACCCCAGAGAAACGGAGCGAACGATTGCCGCGAACTGGATCAGCGTAGGTTCGCCGACCTCGGCCAGCACCTTGTCTCCGAAACCCCACTGGCGTCCAAATGTCATTCCTTTGGAGTCAACCGGGACGCCTCCGGCCCTGATAACCGGGCGGCCAGCGTGCAGGACGGCGTTTGCGTCCGAGCGTACCCCTTCGGTGCGGTCGTCGTTGGACTCACACGATCTCTCCCGGCGATTCCAGCGCGACTTTCCTATCCTCTTGGCGTCCCAAACCTGTACGACTTCCCTGTCGACCCCCTCCCCTCTGCCCAGTCCGTAGACGTAATTGACCTCCCTGGTCGCGTCGTAGTCGTAGTACGCCTCCATAAGGTTTCCACGCTTCTCGGAAAACGAGACTCCTTGCTTAGTCCTGTCCACACCCGGTTGCCCACTCGTTACCCTGAATGTGAAGGATATTCCAGTCTGCGTAACGGTCGGCTCCACTCTCCAGAAAAGCTCGGAGTCGTTTGCTGCGCTGGCGTTATTGGATATGTCCACCAATAGGCCGCCGCCGTAGGCGCTCAAAAGCTCCTGGAAGGCTGCCCCCTTGACCGCGCTCGTCCCCTTCCCCTTGTCGCTCTCCACACTGAATAGAGGCCATGCCCGCGTCCCATACTCCGGGATAGGTTTGGCGGTATCCAGTACCGCCTCGCGCACGAAGGCGCGGAGCAGGTCGTCGTCGGTGTCCGTTTTTTCTGAGGCTGACGTACCAGCAGACCCGGCCACGATCCGGCGAACCAGAAGCTCCTCCGGCGTGCTGCCGTAGACGGTGATGATCTTGTTCCCCTGCGCGTCGTGTTCGTACCCCCACCTGCGCAGAGGGTAGACCGACCACAAAACCCTCACTCCTCCGGGAGGCTTGCGCCACACCTGAATCATCTGGTCCTCTCGGAATCGGCGTAAGTCAAAGGTGGGCGGCAATTCCAGCGTGAGAGAACCGAACCAGTTGACGACCCGGCTGGCGGTAAACGACAGAGATGTTCCCGGCGTCAACAGCCCCCACACGTTAGACGCGAGTGGGTATCCGTCGTCTCTCGTGTAAACCAGGTCGTATTCAGCCGCCATTTTGAAACCTCAGTCTGCCGAAAGGTACGCTGTGCGCCAGGTCATGTAAGCAGTCGCCGTCGCCCCGCCAGTCACTATCACGTAAGACGTGATCTGATTCGATCCGGGGTTGATCGTGAACTGCCAATCGCTGCCGCGCAGAACGGCGTCCGGTCGGGAACCAAAGAAAGAACTCTCGACGGATTGCTCGTCTGGTGAAAAGTCAGTCGTCAAGGTCTCGCCGTCCTGTAGGTTGTAGTCGTACAGCACCGCGAGCGGCGGCATCTCGTTTCTCAGCATGGCTATAGTGGCCCCCGTTCCACCAGATCGTGAGGCGACCATGTGGGGGAATGCAGGGGCCGTTCCGGTGTACGAAATTGTGATGCTTCCGCCGTATCCTCCTGGAAGACCAGCCCCACCACCACCACCTACCCACAAGTTGTACTTGTTTCCAACCACAGCGGACGTAAAGATAACCAGCCCATCTGTCCACGATGTCCCCAAGTCGGTATGGAAGAAGGTTGACCCATTCCATCCAGCAACGAGCGCCATGATCGTTATCCCACCCGCTACGGCGAACGATCCGGTGAGCAATACAGAACCATCGGGGGATACAGCGATGGCGCGCACAGAGTTGTCCGTTCCAGACCCAAGCGCAGACATTGCCACGCCGTCCCAAGAGCAAATACGGTTAACCAGCAACGTCCCGGCGTATATTTGATCCCCGCCGATGTAGAGAATCCCGTCAGAGGAAACGGCGAGGGCGCGAACCACGTTGTCCACACCCGTATCCAGGGGGGACCACGTAGAAATAGAGGGATACCACGACGCAACTCTCAGGGCGGATGATCCGCCAGCGGTAGTAAAGTCTCCCCCGGCGAATATCTGCCCGTCAATTCCTGTAGCCAAAGCGCGAACCACGTTATTGACCCCCACCCCCAGGGCCGCGTATGCTCCCGTTGATGGATCCCAAGAGGCGATCCTGTTCGTTGCCCCACCACCGGCGTTCAGGAAGGCCCCGCCCAGGTATAGCAGGCCGTTCTTTCCAACGGTGAGGGCGTACACATTATTGTCCACCCCAACCCCCATCGCCTCCCACGTCCCCGTCGTTGGGTCGTAAACTGCGATTCGGCTGGCGGCTACCCCACCGATTGACGTGAACGCGCCGCCGGCCACGATGCGACCATCCGGCAACTTGGCAAGGGCGTAGATTATGCCGTTTGCCCCAACAGCGGGAGCAGACCATGCCCCCGTCTCCTTGTTGTACCGCACAAAGTAATCAGCGTTGGCGATTCCGTTAAAATCCTGGAAGTTTCCCCCATAATAGACGTACTGTGCGTCCTCGGCGATGGCGTAGACGGCTGTGTACGGACCGCCCCCGGTCGGCGGGCCTAGATTCGACCACTGCCCGGTGCTGCGCAGGCGAGCCGCCACAGTCTGAAACGTCGCACTGTCAATCGTGTCCAACACAGCCGCAGAGTTTCCGACCTCTTTCCAGAACGGGTCGGGGGCCGTCAGGTGTATTGACGCTCTCCACCAGTTGCACGGCGTATCCGCTGCGAGCGCCCCCTCCAGCCCGCCGTCATAATGAACCTCGATCTCCTTGACGACCGCTGAACCAGTGTACCACAAGCGGATGGGCTGCGTCCTGCCGTCAATAGACGGGACGGCGTACTCGCTCAAAAGCGCCTCAAGGGCCTGTGCATTGGAGTGTAGGTTGGGTAGGGACGAACCACGCAACAGGACGGCTATGGATAGCGCGGCGGACGATTCGTGGATGGAGTTCAGAGCGCCACCTGGACGCCCGGAGTATGCGTCGATGCGCACGTCAACGGGGGATAATCCCAACCCGGATGCCCCGGTAACGATCAACCCATAGTCGGATAGGTCGCGCAGGCGTCCCCCGGCCCGGCTGTTTGCGCTGCGCTGGCTCCTCGATGCGTGCGGAGTGCCGACAGATTCACACCCCTCCTCCCCGTACCCGCAGAACGTCGTCCAGTGGTCTTTGCTCTCCACCTGCAACCCGTCCAGGTAAAAGTCACCCGCCCCTGCCCCTTTCTGCTGGACCAGAAAGGAGGTCGATCCGTTAGCCTCCCCGGACGGAAAGGCGTACCCATAGATTGACCAGTTGGCGTCCAGTGGCATGATAAGTGTTGGGGTGTGCCAGTTGGTGTTGTCGAGCGACCAGTCCCATGACGCGGGAAGCGTACCGCGCACCTTTACCGTAGCGTAGGCGACGGCGTTGGGTAGCGCACCGCTGACGAATGAGGCCCCGGTATTGTCGGCTGACGTTTGCACACGGTAGGAGTACAAGTTGTGCTTTTGGTAGGTGGTAACGCGGGTAACAGTCGCCCCACCGATAGCGGAAAAGTTACCCGCCGCCTCTGCGGATGGATTCAGGATATAGTTTACCGTCTCCTCCGGTTCAATGACCTTGAAGTTGCTGCTCATCGCCAAATCCTCCCCACCTACGTTGAGTTGCCAGCCATTCAATACCAGGGGCATGTACACCACCACCTCCAATCTGGTATAGTCTGGCGGCGCGTGACCTGTGGTAGAAAGAACGATCAAAGCGGCGGCTACAGCGAGCGCCCTTTTTCTCATTTCCTACTCCTATCACCCAATCCCCTCTTGAGCCAGAGTTTCCCGGATGCTCCACGCAGCCCTCTGTGGATTTGGGGCCACGACGTTGAATGTCAGGGCGTTGTTGTTGGTGACGTTCGTTCCGCCCAACATCCTGTTGGTATCCTGAGCATTGTAAACCCTCTCCCCTCCCTGGAAAAGCATGAGGGTTGGACCAGTGACGATCTCCGCTCCACGCTCCCCCACCATTCCAAACCCCGGGGAGGCGGACATTGTGCCTGTGGCGTGACCGGGGATTCCCCCAGGTGGGCCTGCGGGGGGGATGGGCAATCCCTGCGTGTGCAACTCGTATAGGGTGGATACCGTCCTGGGCATGTTGTTCAACACGTCCTGGTATGCCTGCGCTGCACTGTGCGCCTCGGCGAGTCCTGGCGTCCTGAATTGGGTCGAGATTGAGCGCGGTATCCCGTCGAATTTTCCGCGCAAAATGTCCGACCTCAACCCGGTCTCCTCGATTGCCTGCCCGGTCGTCCTGAATGCGGCGGGCAATGGGCCGATCAGCGACCCGGACAGTACGGAGATAGCCCCCGGAACGTCGTTGGCGAGACGGTTGTAGATTCCATCTATCTTACCCATCGTCTCGTTTACGCCAGCGCCCCCCGCGAACTCGGTCAATGCGGCATTCATGCCCATCGCGGCGTCGAAACTGGCCTGGTCAATGAGGCCAAAGTCGCGGGCTGCCGCCAGAGACAGCGTTTGCTCGGCCTCCGTCCACCCGTCCATTGCAAGCCGCTGCATCATCATGTCGTACAAAAAACGCTTCGTCTGGTCTTCGTGGGCGGCGGCATTTGCAGCCAGTCTCGCCTCGTTCTCCACCAACTGGGCGTTTAATTCCGCAATTCTGGCGCTGTTGTCCACGTAGGAAACAGATCCGCCTTCGAGGGCTGCGTTCGCTCGCTCCTGAGCAGCGGCGGCCCGCGCTACCCCGGCCTCGAACTCCAACTGCCGAGCGGGGTCGGTGTTGTTGGCGAGCAGTTCTTGGGCGTTCGCCAACTTTTCGGCGGCCCGGCGTGCATTGTCTTGCTCAATGACCCCGGCCTGCTGTGTGACGATCTGAGCGCCCTGCGTCCTCTCCAACTTCTCCAACTCTGCGCGGGCCTCTGCCATCTGCTGGCGAATGTCCACCTGCTGCTGCGCATACTGCTCGTTGGCTTGGCGGATGGGGCCGGCAACGGCCACAGCCAAAGCGCCTACCCGCTCGTCTAGCGTCGCTGTAGACGCGGCCAGCCCGTCGGTTGCGTCGGCGGCGTTCCTGGTCGCTGAGGCTGTATCAAGCATCGCCGCGACCATGCGCCGGTCGAGGACTGCCGCCCACCCCTGCTCGGCTGCGAACCCGGCCTCGCTCATTTGAAAACCGGCCTGGATAACCCGAACCATCCCGGTATCCGTGACCTCCACCAGGTCCCCCTGCGCGTTGATCATGTATCCGGTCGCTGCTACAGCCTGATCGAGCTTGCTTCGATAATCATCGTATCCTGTAGCGGTCTTGGCGAGCGCGTCCTGGACGGCCAGAAGGCCATCCTTTTCCAACTTGGCGGTATCCACGAATCGCGCCGCCATACGCTCCATGACGTTATGCGAGTTTGCCGCCCTATCTACAGCCGCCGCCGCCGACTGTTGCGCGGTGGTGTACGCCTGCATCACGTCATCGGCGCTTCCGCCAGCAGCAACGACCCGCTGCAACTGCTCTGCGAATGCGTTGGTGACATCCTCATGACCTTTCGTCACCTGTACGTTTCGCTGGTGGGCCACGTAAACCACCCCAAGCGTTGCTGCCAGGGCTGCCAGGACCGGAATGGCGACGGCGACGGTGCCGGCGAAACCAGTGGCGGCAACCTCGGAGGCGGTAAAACCAGCCTGCAAGAACTGCAACCCTTCCGCCACACCGCCGGATAGCTTCAGGAAAGCGCCGAGAGAGGATACCAGTTTCATTACCTGGGGGGTTAAGAGAATCAGCGCCCCGCCCCCGCTGGCGACGGCTGTACCGATTGCCAGCCACGAAGCAATCTGCCGCTGTTGCGCTGGCTCCATGGCCAAGAACGCCTTGAGCATGCTTGTTGCGGACTGTACGGCCTTGTCCATGACCGGCAAGAAAGCCTTACCAAGAGCCGCCTCCGAGTCCACCCATAGGCGGTTTAGCGAGCGCAGTTGCTTGCCGCTGGTGGTCATGGCGGCGTCGTACGCCCCCTCAATAGAAGTTCCCGCCCGGAGCATTTCGTTGACCCTGGCCTGGGTGCGTTCCTCCTCCGTCAATTGCTCTACGGTCTTTCCAACCTGCGCGGCCATCTTCTCGTATGCAGCCCCGTAGTTGACGATAAGACCGAGCGTCCGGGCATAGATTACGCTGCCGGTCTGGATTGACCAAGTGAGGCGCTGCATGGCGTCCGAGCTATCCGTCTGCGCAATGACGGCGGCGTCCTGAGCTACGCGGGCCAGGTCGGTCGCGTAGCTCAAATCTACCTCGGCCTGGGCCATCTGGATGAGCGACTGCCTTGCCCCGGCGTGTGTGATCCCCATGCGCCGGACGCCCGCCTCGTAAGCGGTGATCTGCGCCTCAGAATACCCGGCGTTCTTTCCGACGATGTTCAGGACGACCCCAAGCTCCTGAACGCGGGCGGCGCTCATGGTGGCGGACGCAACGAGGGCGGTCCCTGCAGCGCCGGTTGCAGCCATTGCTGTACCGAGCGGTTGCAGGGCGCTGAGGGCGGCGTCGGCTTCTTTGCCCATATTCTGCAAAGAAGCTCCGACCCCCTGAGCGCCCTTGCTGGCCTGGTCCACCAACTTGACCAGGATTTGCAGGTCGTAACTCTTACCGGCCACCTGTGCGTCTCCTACCATACAGCCATCGCCGTATGGTCTCGTCTACCATTTCCTCACGATCAAGCGCCTGCCATTCCTGGTAAATTCTCACCAGGTTTTGGTTGTCGTTGAACGTAGCCCCAACGTCCATACCCTTGCGTGGTCTGGATACCGTGTCTACGAAAAATCTTACCGCCGTGTATATGTTCTGCGCAACCCGCATTCGTAGCAGCATGGCGGGGTCCTGGTTGAAAATACCCCCGCTAGTCGGCGGGGTATTGAACCGGTCGCAACTCCACGCTACCTCTAACTCGTGGGGCGGCCTGTTTTCTTGCGCTTCGGCTGTGCCTTCCGCTTCCGCGCACCTGCCGGAGCGGACGGCCAGGATTTTGGGACGGTCATGAAGTCGGTGACGACAAACACGACAGCGTCACCTACTGCGACAACCATTCGCAGAACGTCGCCTGATATTTGATCCCACTCTCCAAGCGCCTTGCGGTCCGGTATTTCGGGGACATTCCAGCCGTCTATGAGAAGTTGGGCCGCCTGCCAGTTGGCATAGTACACCGACCTCCCCTCACGGATCAGCGCGGTCCGCGTATCATCGTACTTTCCCAACAAGCCAACGGTTAGCGGACGGAGCGTGATGTCTACCGGCCTCTGCTCGCGCACCTCTCCCATCAAGAACTCATCGAACGTCATGCCCGTCCGGTCTCCGAGCAGCCAGACCATGTACTTGCTCACGATCCCGCCGGCCCAAAAGACGGTTTGAGCGCCCCCTTCGCTGAGGGCATTAACCGCTTCGAGCGTTTGCGCCTCGATGCTCGGAATGTGGATACTTGTCCACGACTTGGCGTCTATGACCGCCAGGGCGGAGCAAAAGTTAACCGCCGCCTGACCACCGCCGAGGGCCATGACGCGGTTCCTGAGCATGTCGTACTGCTCCAAGTCCGCCATCGAAACGTCGAGGGTGGAGAAGGTGCATCCGAGAGCCGTGTTCGTAAACTCCTGTTTGCTCATGATCACGGAGGCGGGATGGGGATGGTGGTGTCGTCAACGCCGGTGGTAAAAATCTTGAACTGGAACAGGAGCGGCTTGGCATCAGAGGCCGTGAACGGCGGCAGGGCCAGTGCGCTGACGTATGAGTTGTCTACGTTGGTCGTGTGAACCAGCGATCCGGGGGCGAAACCAGTCGGCCCCCACTGGACGATCAAGTTGCCGCCGCATTCGGCATCGAACTGTGTCTTGACCGTGTCGTACAGGTCCCCGGTAGTTGGGCTGTAAAACGCCGTGATGCTCAAAGTGATGGGGTTCTTTGGCCCCAGGCCAATAACCGGCGTATCCATGCCCATGCCATTCTCTTGACCGGTGATGCGTTCCTGCATCCACCCGTCCAAGACGGTGAGGAAACCCGCGTATTCCTCGAATGTTGACCCCCCATCGTCCGAAACCTGGAACTTGGACGAGCAGGGCATGACTCGATTTGTGAATGTAACCGTCATTTCAATCCTCCTCTGTTTTTTCTGGCGGCTCTTGTCCCTCTACCACTACCGCCCGTTGTTTCTTTTCTGCGCACTTGGGGCACTTCTTGAGAGCGCCACCAGGCGCGTCTGTCTCCTCGATGTACCCATTCGCCAGTTGAGCGACGACCCACGGGTCGTCTGGCTCGGCCTCAAAAATATCTCCCTTGCGGATGATGATGGGGCCGGCCTGTTCTGATAGGCCCACCAGGGCCACGTACCGCTTCGTCGTTATCCCTCTCGCTTTCGTCATTATCACTCCTCCATGAGTACAGCGGGAACGGCCTCCACTACAAAACCCTCGATAAAGAAGGCCGTCCCGCCCACCAATTGCTCCGGCTTGTCCGCGCTAACAGCCTTCGAGAACCCGGGGACCAGGCGCAGGCAATCCCAGTATCCGGCGTCCATCTCGTACTTTTTCAGGAACTTGTTTACCCCGTCTTGCAGGGCGTCCAGCACGTCCTCCGGGGATATTCCTCCCGTGTCCGGGACACGCGCCACGTAGTTGTAGATGATGAAGCGGTACCGGTCGGTCTTGGTCGCGCTGTCTCCGTCGTGGTCGTGACCCCACCCCTCCGACGTGACGCACTGAATCGGCGACTCTCCTGGGTTTGGTGGGCGCAGGTGGTCGTAAACAGCCAAGCACTTGCCGAACCCCGTCCCCTCGTTTTCGTCCTTCAGGAGTTCCCCAATCCTCTTCCGAACGACATCCCGTGCGACTACATCGTAGCTCATTTTATACCCTGCATGTAGGTCTCTACGCCGCGAGCGATGATCACGTCGCCGTCAAATTCTACCGTAGCCTGAAAGAATGCCCGCGTCCCACCGCGCAGCCCCGGGCGCATTCCCTGGCCGTGCAAGTAAACTCCGTACACCGCTGGCCTTTGGCCCCTCTGCCTGGGGTTGGTAGCGGTCTGGTTTATGAACACCACCCCCTCTAGCCCCCCGACCTGCACAGATTCGGCGGCCCGCAGCCCACCAGAATCAAAAGGCGTATTCGGTACAGCCCGCCGGTGCGCCTCTAAGGTCGCAACCTGAACGGCGGCCTCCCCCGGCCCTCCCG